GAATCTTGAAGTTGTACGCCTTGAAGAAGAGTTTGCAACTAAGGAAGAAGAACTTGAAGAAGCTTATGAAGCTGCCCTTGAGGAGCAGACAACTGCAGTTATGGAAGAAGTAACTGCAAAGCTTGATCAATATCTTGACTATTGTGTTGAGCAGTGGATGGAAGATAACAAGCTTGCTATCGAGAATTCACTACGTGCAGATATTGCTGAAGACTTCATGGAAGCACTACGTAACGTATTTGCAGAGCACTATATCGCTGTACCAGACGAGAAGATCGATATTGTTGCTGAGATGAAGGAAGAGCTAGACGAACTTAAGTCAAAGCTTAACGAAACTGTTGATGCAAAGATTGCTCTTGAAGCTATCATCGAACAAGCAACTAAGGAAGCAGCTTTTGAAGAAGTTTCCGAAGGACTAGCTCAGACTCAAGTCGAAAAGCTTAAGACACTAGCTGAAGGCATTGATTACAGCGACTCTGATACCTATCGTAAGAAGCTTGAAATTGTTAAAGAACAATATTTCAAGACAAATAAAACAGCTTCAACCACAGGTCTAATCACCGAAGAAATCGATGGTGAAGATGATACTGCAAACGGTACAACTGGTTTCACATCACCTGGCATGGACAAGTACGTCCAGGCTATTGCAAAAGCTGTAAAATAATAATTTTATAAATAAATTAGCTTCAAAAAAAGCTGTAAAGGGAGAAGAACAGAAATGTCATATCTAGCAGAAGAAGTTCAGAATAAGTGGAAGCCAATCCTGGAGCACCAGGATCTTCCAGAAATTAAGGACGCACACAAGCGCGCCGTAACAGCTCAGATTCTCGAGAATACTGAGAAGGCTGTTTCAGAAGCACGTGCTGCAATGTCCGGTGGTTTCCTTGGTGAAGCCGCTCCAACAAACGCAACAGGATCCGCTATCGATAACTTCGATCCGGTTCTTATCTCACTTGTACGTCGTGCGATGCCAAATCTAATGGCATACGATGTCTGCGGCGTTCAGCCAATGACAGGACCAACCGGCCTTATCTTCGCAATGCGTGCACGTTACGATACACAAGCTGGTACAGAAACCTTCTACAACGAAGTAGATACAGGTCACTCTGCACGTGGTGGTGCTAACGCATCAGCAGTTGTTGCAGGTTACTCAGCTGCTACAGACGTTGGTGGTGCCGACGCTAACGTTGGTACAACTGGCCCATCAGCTAACTCAAACGCTTCGAACGCACTTTACAACTTCGCAGGCGGTATCAAAACTGCACTTTCAGAAGGCCTAGGCTCAAACACAACATCGATCTTTCCAGAAATGGCATTTTCGATCGAGAAGGTTTCAGTCGAAGCTAAGTCACGCGCTCTAAAGGCTGAGTACTCACTTGAGCTAGCTCAGGATCTTAAGGCAATTCACGGCCTTGACGCTGAAACAGAACTTTCAAACATTCTGTCAGCTGAAATTCTTGCTGAAATCAACCGTGAAGTAATTCGCACAATCGTTGTTACTGCTAAGAAGGGTGCTTCTGAAGGTACAACAACTGCTGGTGTATTCGACCTTGACACCGATTCAAACGGCCGTTGGTCAGTTGAAAAGTTCAAGGGTCTTATGTTCCAGGTAGAACGTGAAGCTAACCAGATCGCTAAGGGCACAAGACGTGGTAAGGGTAACATCATCATCTGTTCATCAGACGTTGCTTCGGCACTTCAGATGGCAGGCGTTCTTGATTACACCCCAGCTCTTAACTCGAACAACCTAAACGTTGACGACACAGGCAACACATTCGCAGGCGTTCTTAACGGCCGTCTACGCGTATACATCGATCCATATGCTGGTTCGAACTACATGGTAGTAGGTTATAAGGGCTCGTCAGCATTTGACGCAGGTCTCTTCTATTGCCCATATGTTCCACTACAGATGGTTCGTGCAGTCAATCCTGACACCTTCCAGCCAAAGATTGGCTTCAAGACCCGCTACGGTATGGTCGCGAATCCATTCGCAGAAGGTACAAGCGATTCAGCACTTGGTCGTCTTGCAGAAGATACCAACGTTTACTATCGTCGTCTGCTCGTTAACAACCTTATGTAAGTTAATGAGAGTTGGGTTAACCAACCAATGTTACTGGGGAGGGTGGCTTCGGTCACCCTCTCTTTTTGTCTAGATAAATAGTGGTGTAATTGGTACAGGACGTTATATTATTCGTCGGCCACAATATGCTTATATAGACTAATTAGAGTAAAGGCAAGCTAAAAATGCCATCATTTGACCAGAA